GTACTAATATACACATTTCAGATTCTATAAATAAAACATATGTATGCCCCTCAACGAGGGGCTGTTTTTATCGTTGCGGAATATTTAAATACCAGCGTTTGTCATGGAAATCTTGGGCACCGCCTTTAATGTTTCCCTCTGGATCATTCGTTGCCCGCATCATGACATAGACTTTCTTATTAGGGAAGTTACGCATGTTGAAAGATACATGATAACCAACATTTCCAGAAGTATTATAAGCTTGATTTACGTCTGGTCTATAAATCCCATCAGCTCTCACTCGAGCTAATTCTTTTCCAGTATTGTAATCCATAATGAAAATATACTCGTATTTATAGTTAGCAATATGCCATCCTGCTACATGCAAGTTTGCGTTTTCGATTTCTCCGAACTGATCAATGTGGGCGTAATTTGTTCCATCTGTCAGCGTAGGATTTGCAGCACCTGCTCTAGTTGGATCAATGACTGGTTTATCATCTGAAGTAGTTGGATTTTCATTGGTAAATCCATGAGCTAAATCATAAGCAAGCTTTTCTTTGCTGACTCCCATTTGCGATAAGTAACCATATGGATCTGTGTGATTCCCCCAAACATAATTTGTCACCCACAAATGAGATATGATTCCTTTTGTAAATAAAGAAGTTCCTTGATCAAGAGTCAGTGGAATTCCATATTTTTTTGCACTATCTCTTGTATATTCAATGTAAGCTCGATAGTTTTTCTCAAACAATGCTTTATCATATGTGCGTTGTAATTCAATCTGGACAGGCGCATAAGGGTTGGCGTTACCAGCACCCCACGAAACATATCCTTGCTCACCCACACGGTAGACAATCCCACCGTCACCAATAACGTCTGTGGTATAAGGATTACTTCCGTTATAATTATTTTTCATGTTGGCTGCTACATTTCTTGCTGGTGCATCTATTCCAGTTTCGTGCAAAATAATTTTGTTAGGAATTGCTAATCTGGAGTCTCCTTGATTCGGCGCTAAATTATACTCGTCATTAATAGTATAAGCAAACGTATTAATGGGTAATAAAAAAAGAGCCATCATAAGGCCCATATATAAAGTAATTTTCTTTTTCATTCCTATCCCTCCACTTTATTTTCATAAAAATAAAGAAGCACGAAACTATTTTCGTACTTCTTTCTCAATCTCGGTGACTTTGTTTTCAATTCGTCTCATATCTGAACGCATAAATTCAAAGCCCTTATTTAATTCATTTAAAGTGGCTAAGAATTCACGCCGATCCTGTTTTGAATTTTCTCTTTCATCATGCAATTCTTTCCGATAGTAAGTATTCATTCGCCAGGAACCAAAAATAATAATACCTACTAAAATAATCGTTAAAGGTAAAAAAATTACGCCATCAGCTTCTAGTACTTTTCTAAAAGCTTGATCGATTCCTTCCATAAATTCTCACCTTCTTCCTATTCAGTGAGAATTTCTTTCGCTTCTTCTTTCGTAATACTTCCCTGCTCAACAAAACTCATCACATCTGATGTAGTATAAATTCCCATTTCATAAAAGAATTGGATATCTTCTTTACTTGGATACATCAGGCATACCTCCTTCTGTAATGACTAAATCTTCTGGAAAAACAACTTTTTGAATTTGTTCAACCATATTTTTTAATTTTGTAACTTCTTTCATCGTATTCGCTGCTATTTGATTGGAACGAACATACAAATCGTATGGTACGCCTCGAACCCAGATCCATTGATTGGTTTCCCAATCAAAACCTGCAATCATCACATCTGGTCCTTTTGGTGGTACAACATCTGTAAATGGACGTGATACTAGAGAATCAATAGGTGCTTCCCACTCCTCATAGTTTTGTCCAACGACTCGATAAACTGTTTTTTTCTCTTTAGACATAAGAAATTCCTCCTATTATTTAAAAACTTCATTCCATAATTGTTGAATTTGTGTCTGCATTTGGCTAATCGTAGGATCACGTTTGTAATAGAGAATATCGGTCAAATAGATGCGATAAGTAAATTGTAATGTAGCTTTTCCATAAAATAGAGATACATCTTCTGCATTTTTGCCAAACATTAAAATATTTACCCGTCCTTGATTATCTAAAAACAGACTGGAATTCTCTTTAACAATTAATTTTTCCATTGTTTTATATTTCTTATCCTCATTTTGAGCGTACTCTATCCATTGTTCTAAATGGTTGTCATACCATAAACTAGACATTCCGCCAGCTCTTTGAGAAGAAGATTCCTCACGAGTTCCATGTTGAGCATAAGCATAAGTACTAGGAGTAATAGAACTCAAACCTTTTTCCACAATAGTAATTTGTTGACTAAGTTCTTTAGCTTTCAATCCCTCAAAGTATTCATCACCTAGCCATCGTTTTATTTCTTCCACAACATTCCATTGAATACGTAAGCATGGATATATTGTAGTCCGATTACTTTCTGTACTAGAGCCATAAGTACTATTTCCTCTTAAAGCTTCATAACCTAATGCTGTCTTAGCATCTGGATAAGGATTTACCTCTAATAAATTTGTATATGGCGTAGGCATTTCAAATTGATCTGCATAAATAAATCTAACTTGACTCGCAATATTCGGATTTTCTATGACGCTTCTCACGATTTTTCCATTGAAATTAAGCTCTCTTGTAAATTCAAAATATCCTCGTGTTAAGCCAAGAATCAAATCATTCACAGTAAATAATCCATTATCAGCAATCAACTGAAGCAATCGATTGGTTTCGCTTTGATTAATTTCTACTTTTTGACTAAGTGATTGGACTTGTTCTGTCAATTGACCAACGCTAGCTTCTAATTCTGGTCTCAGTGATTCGATGTCTTCCTTCGCTTGCTCAGCTAAATCAAAAACTTCTTTTTTGATTTGTTCAAAGTCTTTGATGTATACCTCACTTGCTTCTTCGATTTCACTGTCAATTTTTGAACGGATAACTGTGAAAGTGAAGGCTATCTCATCACTATGAGAACCGTCTTCAAAATCAAGGTACACGTACCCTTTTACTTCGCCTTCATGATTTAACAATTGTTCAGGCAGAGGATAGGTCACAATACCACTTTCAGGATTGTCAATAATTGGTTGACTATCGATCGCAGTGAATTTCTTTTCTTGTCCATCTTGCATGATCGTCAATAAGATTTTAAAGGTGGTATTGGTGAGATCAGTAATTTGATAATCTTGATTACGAAACAAGAATTCCAATGCTGAAGAGCCTCTATCATAGCTATAAAAAACAAATCCTGTATCTTGTTCATTTTTTCCTTTCACTTTGGTACAAACTTTCATTCGACCAATTTTTTTAAATTTCATCTACTTCACCTCCTTAAATTTTTTCTAATATCCACTTCTCCTTTATATAAAAAGCGCACTCATTTGAGTACGCTTCTATTCTTGACTATTAATAATCTCATCTGCTTCTTCATTCGTGATGCATAATGGAACAAACTCACGAACCTGTTCTTCAGTAAAACATCCCCAATCAAACATCATTTTAACGTCGTCATAAGAATACATGCTATTCTCCTCCTTGAAGTTGTTTTTTGATAGTAGCAATATCTTTTGTATTCTGAAGAGAAGTTAACATAGTTTTCGAATTGATTTGCGCTAGTGATTCTGCTTTGTTAGCAAGCTCTTCATTTGCTTTTTTCAATGCAGCATTGTCTACTTGTAAACCTACAGATAAATTTTCTAGTAGTTCCAATTTTTTAGAATAATCTTGTGTAACTGCTTCTTCCCACTTATTTTCAGTGAAGTTAAAGAATTGCGACTGTTGTCTTCTTCCGAAAGCTTCATCAGTTTCATCTTCCTTCTTTTCAAACAAAATAGGTGGAACTTCTACAAAAGGTAAAGCAGTTGGGAAATTATCCTCTACTTCATGTTCTTCGTATCCTAATGGATAAAGTACTTTATAAATTACTTTCATTTTTCTCTACTCCTTTTTATGATGGCCAATTATCATTAGTAAAATATACTACACACCCCGAACAGAGTTGGTCTGTTGGGAGACTTGTAGATGACACCATTACCGAAATTCCTGCAGAATTGGCATACACAGATAATGCTGGATTTCTATTTGATTTATTTGTTAATGTTCCGCCCCAGCCAGTAACTGTAATAGGTCTATAACCCGCTGGAAAAGGCATTAGGTTCTTCCAGCCAGCAAAGTTAGCATTTTTATTTGAAATTTCAATTTGGGCTACAACTAATCTTCCCCATCTATAAAAAATAACTTTACTTCCTGACATAAAATCTGTGGTATTAGTTGTCGTAACTGATTTCGAAGCGAATTTATCAGTTACTGCAGAGATACCACCTATCTGCAGACCATCCTTAAAATTTTTAATTCCTAGAATGGTTTCATTTCCAGTTGCTCTTACTAATTTCCCTTCTACTCCATCTATAGCATCAACATGTGTTTTCAAATATTTAGGAACGCCATTTTCTTTTAATTGCACAATATCAGACATTAAACAGTCCCCACTTTCTCAAATGTAATATTCGCTAATCCATCAAGTTTCTTTTTATCATCTTTAGACATCAAACCATTTGCTGTCGTTGTTGCTACTGCTGTAGTTGTCGCATTCTCTCCAGGATCACCTTTATCTCCCTTTGGTAAAACAAAATTAAATCTAGCTGCAGATGATGTTCCTACATTCGTAACAGAAGCGGTTGAACCACTAGAAACGGTCCCTATGGTAATTGTTGCTGCTTGGCCAGGATCGCCTTTATCTCCCTTCACCGTTGTTGGTTTGCCTTCTATAGCATTCCAATGAGTTTGTGGATAAACCTGTACATCGCTTTGTTTTATTTTTACGATATCTGTCATTTTCTATACCTCCCCGATTTTTTCAAAAGTAAAATTTGGAATTCTTTCGTTTGTGTAATTTTCTGCTTGCTTTACAGCTTCTTGGAATTTTTGATCTACATATGACTGATTAACACCACCAGTCCCACTACCACCTGTAGAACTAATTGTTCCATCTTCTGCAATTGATATATTTGCACCTGCTTTTAATATTTTTAGAGATTCTAATTTTCCCTTTAATTCTTCAGAGAAATTGAAGTCTGTTTGCTTAGTTGCAGATAAAACACCTTCTTCAGTAACTTCTAAGAGTTCCCCAACTTTTATACCTCCTAATTGTTCAGGGGTAGCAATCGGCAAAATATATGTTCCACCTTCTCCATTTACAATCTTTTGAAACATTTCAGCAGTAAGAATACCATCGCTTGTCTCGCTTGCATAAGGTAGTTCAGTAATTGCATTCTCTAATCCTAAATCAGCTTTCGTTAAAATGACTGCACCATATTTACCATTAACCGAAAGAACTTTTGATTGTCCTGATATCATTTTTTCTAAGCCTAAAACTGCAGAAACATGTGTAATTGGCATAAATTGACGTTTAACACCAGATTCATCAGTTTCCATCATTCTCTTTACTTTAACCATCAAATCACCCCAACTTTCTCAAGAGTGAATACATTTTGTTTTTCATCATCAATGGTGGCTATGACTAATGCTCCTTCGGATATATTACTTTCAATAGTTTCTACTTTTTCTACCTCATGATTCTTAGAAAATAAATCATCTTGTAAAACATCCACAATTTCAATTTCACCGTATTCGATAGTAAATAAACTTTCTCTCAATTTTTCGAATAAATAATCCATATCTGCAAGCAAACGATTAGAAATTGAATTGTGTCGTTTCCCTTGAATATCCACTCTCGCATCCATCAATTCGGCAAGCATCGTTCCTCCAGGATCAATTGTTTTTAAAATATCCTTGATTGATTCAAACCATGACAAGTAATCTGATTCTTGTCCTTCTCTCCAATCTTGGAAACTATTCTCCTGTTCTTCTCTCCAGCGATCAAATTCTTCTTTCCTTTCATTCATCCAGTCCGTAAAATCGCCTTTATTTTCATTAATAAAATCTGTCATATCAGCAATTAAATCTTCAATTGATTGCCAATAAGAACCCATTTCTCCTTCTGTTTTTGAAACAGCATTGATGACAAAATAAGAGAAGTCTTGAGTTGTTCCAATCAAGTCTTCTCCTTTAAATATAATGAAATTGGCTGTTTGTCGATGCAAACACTGCATGGAATATTTATCAAAAATATATTTGATTTTCCCTTTTTTAGCATCCACAATTTTTGTTTCTAATTGGACTGGATATTTTCCGCCAACAACTGATTCAAAATATACCTTACATTCTGATAAATCATATGGAAGACCATTTTCGACAATTGTAGCTTCCATAACTTCAGTGTTTTTATTGCCTTGTCGAACTTGAATCATCCCCACGTAATTATAGGGTTCTGTTGTACTTAATATGACATTCCACTTTGCCATTAAATCACCTCCCTATTTTGGTGGTATGACAATGGAAGAAATTGCACTTGCACTATAATACTGGCGATCTAACTTTCCACAAATCATACCTAACTCTGTGTTTTGTTCATAAGTTTGCATACGACCATTAGCTAAGCCTCGGATAACGCCAGTATGTCCATAAGTTCCATCTGCAAACCATGAACCCACTTGTCCACCTCTTGCCCAATTAATAATTGCACCAACTACTAATTGATCATATCTAGGGTTTTGAATCACTTTCCAGCCAACAGCAGACCAATCATAGGCAATACCAATATCAGATGCTGCAGAAGTATTTCCTATCACATGAGTTAAACCATATTTTGTTCCAGCCCCCATGCCACAACCACCCAGATATCCTGAATATTCTGCAGACAAGCCATAACACTGACCATTGCCAATTCGTTGTCCAATCAAAGACTCTAAATGTTTTAGTCCTGCTTCTCCAGTAGCTCCTCCTGGTTTTAAATCTTTAAATTTGTTATACCAGTTAACTGCATAATCTTGACGTTCAGGATGTGTCGCTGCCGGACGTTCATAGTTTCGTTCAAAAGCATATGCTGATTGTCTTGGATCAGTACAGGCCTTAAATCCATCAACCGTCGTAGGTTGTACTACGCCCATCCATTGTCCATTTGTAAATGTCCAAATAAGCAATCGAACTTGTGCATCTAAGCTCGTTATTGGTTCTTTAATACCTGCAGCATTAAATAAGTTTTGAACATAAACTTTTCCATCCCATGTTGCTGGACCAACAAGAGGATATGAAGAACCATCCCACTGAACTAATCCGTATGCTGGTCCACCTATTTGAACAGTATCAGGATCAAAAGTTCCTCCTGTTTCTTGTTGAATGTTTCCCAATATTCCACATGCAGATTGTTTCGTAAATCCGTTATTACACAAAATATCGTAAATTCTCCAAGCTCTCTTTTCTGCATCTGTTTTTAATTCACTAGGATACCCACCAGTAGATTCTCCACCTCCTGATGGACCACCACCTTGTCCAGGAATTATTTCTTTTCCTTTAACTGTAAGTTTTCCTTGTACATCTAAGTCTCCAAAATAAATTGCTTTACCATTTCCTAATAAAACTAATCCTTTTCCTACTTTTGGAGAAATCAAAATATATTTGCCGTCTCCATTTGTACGAATAACTAAAGAATTATCTTCAATAGGGGTTGGAGTAGAAGCTCCAGGAAAAGGATTACCAGCAGAATCAGTTGTTCCAATCGTTCCAATTGAACCCTTAGAATTCCAAAATTCCATTCCTTTTTTAGTTAACTCCATTATTTTCTTTTTGTTGTTCCAAATTTGGAGTAGTCCATTAACTAATTTCAATACATCTCCAGTCTTGTTAAAAGAATTTTGAAAGATATCTGCTTTGATTAATCCAGTTTGTATAAAATTGGCATTAAATATACTATCTAATGTCCAAGCTGAATTAAAAGGCCCCCGCCATCCTTTCTTAGAAAAAGCAATCCCATTTTTATTCATTCTTAGTACTTCTCTTGCCTTTTCTAAATCTGGATTATCCATAATAAAGATGTTGGAAGGTTTTTCTTTTGGCCATAAAACTACATATCCTCCTGCACTGCCTTGACCTGTAATCATTGAAGAAACATAATCATTAAAATCACTCATATAATTATTCGTTGCATAATCTTTTAATTTATCCTGAATAGTTACAGCTTGTTGCTGATAAAAAGCAACTTGAATGTCTCCTGCTTCTAATTTCAAAGTTTTTTCAGATAAAGAATCGTATTGTAGTCCACTAACCTTTGATTCAAGATAAATATTATATTTTTTATGATATATTTTAAATGTATCAAACAGACCATAATTTCTAATCTTCGCAAATTCTTTCGCTTCTTCACTATCAGTCAACTTATCAAATTCAACCGTAATAGAAACTTTAGGCTTATCACAGCCAGGATTGATCGTTTTAAAGTAATTTTTAGCTATTTTATTTAAGCTCTTAATGTCTTTTACTCCTTGTTCTTCTGTAAACTGAACATGTTCTGTATAGACATCAGGATAGTTATTAATATAGGCACTATCTACTGGCGAACCATAAATTCGATTAGTCGTACCTACCTCACTTTGAGGATCAGCATATGGAATAATTCTTGTTTTTATACCTGTCCAATCTAATTTGACCTTCAAACCAGACATATCTTTTCCATACCGAATCGTTCCAACATTATTGCGACCTCTTCGCTTTAACAAAGAAAGCTTAAATGGTTCACGTTTAATTTCTCCGCCCCAATATTGAAGCAATGATCCTTGTTCACCAGCAATACAATTTAAAACATTTCTCGCTTCAAAGATTGTGCTAGAAACAGCCGTAATATCAGAATAAAGTCGTATGTCAGATTTTTTATCCATTTTGGTTTCAATAATTGATATCGCTTCTTGACCAGTTTTAGAGTCTACTTCCGCAAGAGTGACTACCCGTCTTCCAAGTCGATTTGTACGACTCTGAGCATAAATAGTTACTGTATTTAAAAAAGTATCTATATCTTTATCATCAATAAAAAAGATATGATACTCTTCTTGATCGTTTGGCTTTGCTTTTATTTGATAGTCATTTTCAAAATATTCATCAAATCTAGTTCCTAAAGGATAATCCAACTCTAATTCATATTTTCCATTAGCTACTTCATATATTTCACATCTTGTACAATCCTTTAAAATTCCTAAGCCATTCGTTGAGAAATCTGTTTCAGTAGGACTATATATTCTTGGTTTCATACTTTCCTCCACCACCTAGGCATTATTTCAAATGAATGAATATTTTTCGTCCATTTAATTTCATTTTTTCCAGGATATAAAAATGGAAAATCTAAAAATAAAGTGACCTGATCCTGATGTTCTAAATTACCATCTAATTTTCGATAAGCCTCTTCTAATTTAGAATCTATAAATAATTCTCTGTCCAACGATTTCAAATCATATTTATCCTTATTAATATAAAAAGAAGCATCTCCAGAACCACTCAATTTAATAAGCGGTTTTGAAGAATACTTCTCTGGGTTATAAATTTCAAAAGTTTCTGTTTGTCGAATAGTAAATCTACCATTGTAATTTTCCTTAAATGGTCGAATACTCACTGTAAATTCAAAAGGGACAATATTTCCTGTTTTTCTTGTTCCTTTAAATTCAGGTCCTTCTATTACTACAGCTTGATAAATATATTGTTCATCATAGTAAAGAATAAAATCACTATAAGACGACATATCTAACCATTCAGTGATTCGATCTTCCCACTCCTGCACCATATCAATTGAAGGTGCTTTATAGTAACACTCAATCTTTCTAGTCACATTTTTGTAATAGCCTTTATCAATAATGATAGAATCATTTCCTTCTCGCTCTCTCAATTCAATTACTCGACTAGCTGAAACAGAAGCAGGCCTGTTTTGAATATACACATTAAATTCAGAAGAATAATGTTGATTAATAAAAAATTGTCCTCTCTTAAGTTGCATATAATGTTCCTCCTACTGCACCAGCATCTCGTTTCATTTGTCTTGTCAATTCTGTTTTAATTTTTGTAGTAATCTTTCGAACCATTGAATCAGGTAAATCTCCATAAACATTTAAATGTAAATGAATTTCTTTTGTTTCACTAGCAGATATATTTTGCTTTGTTTGTGTAATTGGTAGGTGACTTATTCCATTTACTACAGGTTGAACAGACGGTGTTTTTACTAAATTTGTCATGGTTTGATCTAACTTACTTTGCTCTTTATCAATACCAACGATAATACCTTGAACAATATTTTTACCAACCATATCACGCATCCATCTTGATGGAGAATGAATATCTAAAGCTCCTTTAATCCAATTTTTGATATTACCTGCAATACCTTTGATAGTATCTTTCAAAGCATTCCACTTTTCTTTTACACCATTTATAAGTCCATCAATGATGTTCTTACCGATTTCAAATAAATTGACTTCCCTTAACGAATTAAAGATTTCTTTTACCCGATTAATAGTATTTGAAACACCATTTTTTAGATTTGTCCATGCATTTTCAGCAGAATTAACAATTCCAGTAATAATATTCCAGAAAGAGTCCTTAATGTTATTCCATGTATTGATCATGGTATTTTTTATAGAAATCCACGTATTGTATGCCGTATCTTTAATATTTTTCCAAGTATCTTTGAAAAACTGTTTAATATTATTCCAAGTAGCAATGGCATTATATTTTAAATCGATCCAAGTTTGAATAATAGAAAACTTCAATTCAATCCATTTCTGAATTGCAAAATATTTTATATCAATCCAAAGATTAATAAAAAAATACTTTATGTTTAACCAAATCGATTTAGCTTGATTTACCACTTCATTCCAAATATTTATCAATGTAAGCTTGAACCCTGTCCAAATATTGAGTGCAGCAAAATAAATATTTGTAAAATAACTTACAAATATATTCTTTATAGATTCCCAAATATTTATGGCACTTTCTTTAATATTATTCCAAACAGCAATCATATTATTTTTTGTTTCTTCCCATCCACCAGAAATCATGGAGGTAATAAACAAAACCGGCGCAAGTATAACATTTTTTAAAATCTCAAAGACGTTTTTACCAATCTCAACTAAATTATTCCATAAGGTTTCTAGATAAAAAGTAACATGTAAAAATGCATTCTTTATACCTGTAATCAATGGACCAGCAACTGACATAATAGAACCTTTAATTTCATTCCATTTTTCTCTGGCTGAATCTTTTATACTTTGCCAAGTATCAGAAAACCATTTCTTCATATTAGACCATGCGTTTTTTACACTATCAACTGCATTAATAGATGTTTCTACTGTTTTATCAAATAAACCTGTTGCTCCATTTTTAATGTCTTGCCAAGTATTTGAAAACCATTCCTTTATTCCAGACCAAGTATTCTTGACACTCTCAACGGCATTTGATGCCATTTCTTTAGCAGAATTCCAAGTATCAATTCCCCAATCTTTTATATTCTTTAATACCCCAAGTACGGAATCTTTTACATCATTCCAAACGGATATAACTTTGTTTCTAAACTCTTCGTTGGTTGCCATAAAATAGCCAAATACAGCAATCGCTCCAACAACGGCTCCAACAATCAAAACAAACGGATTTGCGGCGGCTATAGCCCCCATAATCTTTAGTGAATTTCCAACACCGATTATGGCATTCTTAAAATTATTGAAGCTTTTTATAATTGTTGGTATTCCTTTAAGTTGAAACATTAATGCGCCAAAAGCAGTAGTTGCAGGAACCAGAAATGGCATCATGAATTTCAATGCAGAGCCAAATTTTTGAACTGCATCAAAAAGATTACTTAAAAAAGACACTGCTCTAGGAATATTTGCAGCAATTACTTTCAAAAAAGATTCCATGGAACTGGCAACTTTATCAATAATCCCCTTAAATCCACCTAAATCAGCATCCACTAGGGCTTTATTTAATCCTTCTATTACTTCGCCAACACCACGAGTAACAGCTGTTTTGGCATTCTGGATAGAGGTTTTAATCCCTTTAGTTGAATCTTTTGCAATTTGATTTAATGATTTAAGTCCTCCGCCACCTTTAGTATCCATTTCTATTAATTGATTTTGGAACTCTTCAACAGAGATCTTACCTTGAGATAACCCTTCTTTAAGCTCTCCCATTGTAATTCCCATCTTTTTAGCGATAGTAGATAGAGTAGGACCAAGTTGAGCATTAATCATTGAATTCCAAGTTTGTGCGTCTACTTTTCCATTTGAGAAACTTTGAGATAGCTGAATAACAGCTTCATTTACTTGATCAGTTGAACCACCAAACCCGAGAATCCCATCATTTAATGCTTTAAATATTTGAGTCGAACGAGTCAAGTTCCCAGTTGAAGAAGCAAGAAGTTGTACATGACTTATCGCATCATTCAAAGCGGTAGGAAGTCCTTTAATACCTTGAGATAAAAGCCCATTCTTTCCGATATTCTTCATAATTTCAGAGTTGCTGAACCCCATATTTTGGAAATTTCGTAGAGCATTATTCATCGTATCTACTCGATCAATTGCTCCACTTATGGAACCTTTAATTAGATCAAAACCAGCTCCTAAAATTCTAGTCACTCCACTGGCTAGAAAGCTACCAGCAAATATTTTCCAAATACTACCTAATGAACTGCCACTTTTTCTACTCGTTCTTTCGATAGTTCCATCAAAAGAACCTAGCTTTTTGATAGCATTATTCATACCAGCAGTAAAACCTGATTCATCTAATATCATCTTCAGAATTAGGTCATCGTTATTCAAAGTATCACCTCCTAAAATTGGGTGAAGTTATCGTAGTACTCAACATCTTCATGCTCTTTTACTGCATCTCGAAAAGCGAAAAGACGCATTAACTCATCAAAGTCAGTACGTTCAATTTCTGGTAACGTCCAACCTGCTTCGAGTAATTGCGTCTTTAAATCTAATTCTCGATAAGTAATCGAATGTTTAAAAGAAGGATATTTGAGAGCTTCGCTTACTTTTTTTTCGTCTCCGTATAAGTTTCATCAAATCCTGCGGTAACAGATTTTAATAACTTTCCTGTCAATGGAGCAATTTCTCGAGCATCAATCCCTTGACGATAATCTTCACCAGTAAATTGTCCTTCAAACAAAGTATCTGCAATAAATGAATAAGCTCGACTTAAAGCTTCTGACACTGATTTTTTGTCTACAGCATTTTGCATTACTTCCATCACTTCTGCCGCTTCTTCTACAACTGGACCTGGTAGAAATTCAGCAGATTTGAATTGCACTTGTTTATATTTCCCATCTTCATTTTTTTTCATTAATTTAATTGTAGTTTGATATTTAGACATTATTTTTTACCTCCTGTAAGTTCTTCTTGTTCTGCTTCTTCAATTGGAATTGCTACTTTTGTAAACCAGTTTTCGATCATTGTTTGATCAACGCCTTCATCATCTTCATCAACTGAGTACATATATCCAAGTCCTGGTACATCTACAAATGAACCCTTCCAAGTTGGATGAGTAAAACTTACTTTACTTCCTTCAATAGTTGAAGTTTCATCTGAATCTAAAGCAAACTGCCCTTTATAAAAGACTGTATAACGATATTTTCCATTCGACTTTTTACGCCGATATGCAAAAGCCCCATCTTGGGCAATATCTTCTCCAGAGCGCAACGCACCACCTTTGACAAGTTTTCCTCCAGTGATTGCTGTTAAAACTTTATGACTATACCCATTTGCTTCTAATTCAACTTCTGCACCACCAAACGCAGTGAATTGATCTTGAACAACTGAATCACCATAGTCTTGTGTTGTTTCGTAATTAGCTGTAGGTTTGATACTAACTGCTGTTCCCATCGTCATTGCAGTATCATATACTGGAAGTTCTCCTGTCTCATCTTTCAAAGGAAACCAAGTAGGTTTTTCAACAGAAATAATTCCAGTTTTACTTCTTTTTTCTCCCATTTATTTTTCACTCCATTCAATATATTGTGGAAATCCTAATGTAAAGCGAATGTGTTGAACACCATCTGTTTCATCAGGTAAATAGTTTTCTGGAAATAGTGTTTGACTATCAATTGTAATCGTATTAAAAAAAGCCCCACAGCATGAGACTAATTCATTCACTAATTTTTTATCAGATTTATTATCAATCAATGCAATATCAATTAAGAAAGAAACATTTTGAACATCAATCCCTACATTTTCAGTCCCAGATTCCATTACGGATAATACAAAGTAAAAATCTTTAGTTGACTGCATAACTGAATCAAGATATATTGTCCCATCTGGATATATTTCTTTTAATTTACTACTGATTTCAGCAATGATTTTATCTTTCATGTTACTTTCCTTTCTTAACGATTTTTATTGCCATTTGTTTAAATCTTCGAGGAATATAAGACATATTTGCAAGATTCGTTGCACGGGTCAACATAAACCGTCCTTTTACAAATCCACCATTTTTAGTCCTGTGTCCTTCTTCCACATACTTAAAGTAATGTTCATTATTTATAGCTGCTCCAACAATACGACCAGTTGAAAGCTTCCTAGCTTTTACTACTCGATAACCACGTCTTAAATCACCTGATTTTACAGGAGTTAAAGGTTTAGCTAGGCTAACAACTTTATTCATCGAATCATTTACAAAAGATATTCCTTCTTTTTGAGCAATTACAGTCATATTTTTAAAATTTTCAATGATCTTTTCTGCATTAGATTCATATTTGAGATCACCCATTTTTTTCACTTCCTATCAAATTTACTTCACAATGACTAGGATAGTAAAAAGGCTTAGTAGCAAATAGAGAAAAAATTAAGCCACTGGCCTTTTGAGTTATTGTTATTCGATCTCCTTTTTTGAGTTTAATCTTAGGATGAATAAATAATTTATATGTGTCAGTCGAAACATTTACCATTTCTCCATCTTCTATGACTGCTAGTCCATCGATTTGACCTTGTGAAAGAGCGCAAGGGATAGGATTATCATGTACTTTTTTATAATCTTGAATAGTAATATTTGTATTAGAATCTTCAATGTCCATTAGTCTTTCGATAATACAACTATCTTCGTAAGTAGTTTCTAAAATATCTGCTTCATTCATTAAAAAAACTCCAATCCTCCACAACCAATAACCCTTCGTATCAAATCGCCATATCCTAGAAGTAACTCACTAACAGCATTCGCTGTTGACGCATAACTAATCGTCGTATCGCCACGTCTAACTGAAGATACTTTTTTTTCTGATTCATTTTTTATTATTTGATACAACACTTCACTAATCACGCTTTTTAACTTTTCCCATGAAACATCATTTTTACAACTATTGTATGATTCAATTTCTAGCAAAATTATTTCTAATAAATTAGTTATGCGTTCTTCACTCAAATCTGGAAAATCTTCTTTTATAGACTCAATGATTTCCGTTTTTAGCGATTCATCCATCAGATCACTTCCTAAATTTCATTAACATCAATTGCATCTTCCAAAATTGCAATTGCTTCTTTATCATCTATAGAAATGATAAATTCGTTATTTGAATCTGCTGTGATAAATCTACGAGTTTTAGGATGAACAAATCCAACAAAATTTTTAGTTTTACCTACTCTATATTTCACGACTTCATCTTTTTTAGTTTCATCTTTTTTTACCACTGTAATTCCTCCTATCAAAAAAGGGAGTACTAACTCCCTTTTATTCAGACTTTAAATTTAAAATTGCCCCAGAGTTTGAAGCATTGTATTCAAGAGAGTATTCACCTACAAGACCGATACGTCTTGAATCAGTTGTTTTTGCAAGTTCTTCTGCTCTCCATTCACGTAATGGACGTAGTTTCACATAATTAGTATCGATTGCGGCAATTGTTCCTTTTGGCAATGATGGTTCTAGTAAAGCAATACCTGTACCGTAATTAGACACGATATTTCCAATTTGCAATCCAAAAGTTACTCTTTCCCCGAACTGAACAATTTTTGTTGATTTTCCATCTAACTCATCAGTCATTAACTCCTGCATATCTGGAGAAATCAAGCATAGTTTTTCTCCCATATAACCTTTTTCATACATTAATTTAAATAAACTATCGATATCTTTTCTTGTTACCGCACCCGCAGTAGCTATTTCTGCTTTATTTGCTGAGTTGATCAAGTTCAAGATTCCATTCATTCGACGACCTTTAGAACTATTTTCATCAGCTTTTACACCAGTAATTAATTTTCTGTTCAAATCAATTTTCATTTCCATACCACGTAGTGCTACTTGATTAGTCAATTCGTTTCCGACACCATTCACATTAATAGCATCTAACGTACCAGATACAGAGGTTGATTTTCTAAAAATTTCTGTATAGTTGTTAAACCAATTTCGACCCGATTCAGCATCTTGATAATCTCCGCCCTCAAGCTTTTCAGAAGAATCATCATTATTAATATCATATTCACGCCATTTAATTTCTGTTGAATTTGCTTGCTCTGTCTTTCCAGCACCAAGTAAATAGCTTAAAAAAGGTGTATTTGGTACTTGCATAGCATTAATCGCTGGTGAAATATCCAAATACTCTAAATTA